AAAGGGAAGCAGCACAGACGGCGTTCTTCGCGTTCGCTTTACTAATTGTAAGGCAGTGGGTTTTACAAACATCGAGGCGTCATTTTTTTACGGAGGGCCAAGTAATACGCCAAAGCGAATTGACTGGTCTATGGGTGCTTACTGTGTTGCGGAAGCTGTTAGCTCATTTCAATTAAATCTAAGTGCCGGAACATTTACAGGAGGTAATTATCGTGTCCTTGCGGGATAATTTAACAACAATCGAACACAACTCACAAACTAACGAAATAAAAGTAATTAAGACTACAGAGGCAGAACTTAAAGTGGACATTTCCTTAGAAATTATTGCCATGCGGGAAGCTAATCTAATTAAAGAAGCATCGCGTAAAGCAGTTTACGAAAGGCTTGGTCTTACGCCAGAAGAGATTAAACTCTTATCATGATCTACCCACTCGGAACAGCTGCCGAAGTCGTACGAATTGCACTTCTAGAAGTCGGAACGATAGAAGAAGGCGATAACCTTACGAAATACGGAGCTTTCACAAAGGCAAACGGTCTGCCATGGTGCGGATCGTTCGTTAACTGGTGCTTCCACACGGCTCTCGTAAAGCTGCCGTCTATGGTTTCAACAGCCCAAGGCGCGCACAAACTTAAAGAAGTAAGTCGATGGGTAGAAACAGATCCACGAATCGGCGATCTTGCATTTATGGACTTTCCGCATGATGGCGTCGATCGTATCTCGCACATCGGAATCGTCGTCGGCGTTAAGTCGAAAACAGTTATTACGATCGAAGGTAACACGTCGGGAGCTGGCGATCAACGTAACGGCGGAATGGTCATGATTAAAGAGCGGGCATACGGTAAAGGTAAAGAAGTCGTAGGGTTCGGACGTCCTAAGTTCGTAGCCTATGCTGGCGATTATCCAGTCGTCGAAGTACCTACTCAGTCGGCAGCTAAGCCGAAGACCAAGGAGAAAACTAATGGAAAACTTAAAGGCATTAGCCGCAAGCTGGGCGCGTAGCTTCTTAGCTGCGTCGATCGCCGTCTACATGGCGGGCGTGTCAGATCCTAAGGCGATCGGTATGGCTGGCCTAGCCGCCGTTCTGCCTGTCGTTCTGCGTTACTTAAATCCTAAAGACTCAGCTTTCGGGTTATCGGGGAAGTGACTCGGAAGCTACTCGCGGGCGGGCTGTCCTTAGTCCTTTCGGTAGGCCTGTCCGCGTGTGGTTATCAGGGTTGGACGCGCTATGAGTGCCAAGAATACGAAAACTGGTCGAAGCCAGAATGCCAGAAACCACAGTGCGTCCCTACTGGAACGTGCACTAGCGACACGCTTGGAGATGAAGCTCCACAGTCCAGCCCGACGCCGTAGCCCAGAAGAAGTCCACGCGACTCTAATCCTAATTATCGGCTCTACCTTAGCCGCTGTCTTCTTAATCGTTACCCTTGGCATTACCTACGCGCTTATCTTCGTTACACAGCCAATCGGCGCGCAAGCTCCTAACGATGCCGCATTTATTGACTTACTAAAGACGCTTTCGATCTTCTTAACTGGATCACTAGGCGGAGTTCTTGCGGGTAATGGACTAAAGTCCAAGGCGAAAACGCCAGCCGACACGCCGCCAGTTACGCGGGAATCTTGACCTAGACGCGTTCTTGCTTCATTCTCTACATAGGGAGCGCGAACGTCGATCCCAGTATCGGGAGCAAGTAATGAACGAATTATCTATCATCGTGTTTATGTCGATCGTGGCGATCCTATGGTCAGCCGTAAGCTACTCAGTCGGTTACAGAGAAGGCCAGCGCGAAGGTCTCATACGCGGGAAGTCAATCTCACGCCGTAGTTCTAAGGAAGTGCGCTAATGAGCTTCTTAGATAACTACGAGGACGTCGCGGCCAGAATTGCCCGTCTATGGCTTACACACCCTACAGCTAGGGTTCAGACTAACATCGTCGACTTCAACGCGGAGAAGGGCTATGTCCTCATTCAGGCCCAGATCTTTAGAGAGTACGAAGACCATGAGCCATCGGCCACCGATTACGCATTCGGGAACGTAGCGACTTATAACGTCAACATGAAGAAGTTCTTCGTCGAGGACACTGTTACATCGGCAATCGGTAGAGCTATCGGTCTACTTCTTGGAGCAGACAAGCGTCCGACACGTCAAGACATGGAGAAGGTCGACACACTTTCGACCAAGGTAGCTAATGCCACGGCCGACGATTACGATCCTTGGGCCACTAAGTTCGGCGAAGTGCCAAGCTATAAGACAGCCGAAGAAGCAGAGCTAAGCGGCGTCCCTAGCTTCGGATCGTCGATGGACGAGATTAAGAAGCAGCTAGGCGGAGAGCTAGTGGCAGAAGCTCCAAGCTGTAGCCATGGTCATCGCATCTGGAAGCAAGCACACGAAGGCGCGCCTAAGAACTGGGGCGGTTACTTCTGCGTCGAGCGTACTAAGGCCACACAGTGCGCGCCCGCTTGGTACGTCTTAGCCAGCGATGGCAAGTGGAAGCCACAGGTCTAGGCCATGAGCGACATAGTAGAGATTATCTATCCGCAGAAGATGACAGCCAAGCTTCTACAGAATGGCGAAGTAATTGCCGAGTATAAGATCGAACAGTGCGATTTATGCCATAAGCTCTTAAAGCTAGACGCTTTCGGATACGTCAAGGGCCAGAGCGGAGAGAAGTTAGTCTGGCTCTGCGGTCTCTGTCGATGAAGAGTAAGCCTACGATCGAAGATAAGGTCTTAGCTCATACGGTCGCTCTGGAACGTATAGCGCGGGTCTACGGCCAGCCAGACGACTACAGCCGCTACGACAGAGCGTTAGGCTTTCACGATTACGTCGCTCAGGTAGCCGAGTCAATAGTGGCCGAGATCCTAGTGGCTCGCTACCTTGGCTTTACTGGCTTCGATCCTAGATCGTCACACTTTAAGGAGACGGCAGATGTCGGATCTAACATCGAAGTAAAGTGGACACGCTACGAATCGGGCCAGCTCATCGTCTACGAAGGCGATCGGAACACAGATGTAGCCGTGTTAGTTACTGGGACATCGCCAAACTACAGGCTAGCGGGCTGGATACCTGTAGCCATGGCTAAGCGTCCACGCTATAAACACGCTAAGCAGCCCACTTGGTGGGTCACTCAACAGAACCTACAGCCAATCGAGAATCTAAAGGGATCTAACTATGGAACAGCTACGTTATAAGTGTCGAGTGTGCAAGAAGGAGACTATGCAGCTCGTTCGCATAATTACCGATAACTTGCCGCCAGATGTAAAGACGATCCAGTGTTCTATCTGTAGCACTATGACAGTAGCTAGAACAGGAGAGACAGAGCTATGAAGTTATCCACAGACTTTATCCACACCCTGTTGAACACGCCCAAGACTACGCTCAGACTTGCGCGGTATTTGACTAGGTCGGTACGATGGTTTCGCTTGAAGCGAGCCGCTGTAGCGGGTAGCTCGCAAGGGCGTAAGCATCTAATGGCCAAGCTCTATGCCATTACGGCACTCGTCTTCATGACCAGCATTACAGAAGCAACAGCTAAGAACTATTCTGTAGATCATCTAAAGCTTTACGCACATAGCCGAATCTTGGACTATAAAGAGTTTCAATGCTTCAATAAAATAATCACTAAAGAATCTCGTTGGAACTATTTAGCTAAGAACGGTTCACACTTTGGACTTGGCCAGATGCGCTCTCAGCATTACAGAGATCTCGATCCATTCAGGCAGATAGACGCTACGCTTCGTTACATTACGAATCGTTACGGTACTAGCTGCAAGGCTTGGGCTTTCCATCAAGATCGGAACTTCTACTAATGACACTACATAGCCAGCGGAAGAGTAACTCCACACAGTGGAAGAAGCTTCGGCTTAGGATCTTGAATCGTGATGGCTGGGTCTGCCACTGGTGCGGTATGGAGGCCAACACTTGCGACCATGTAATCCCAGTAGCTCGTGGCGGGTCAGATGATCCAGATAATTTAGTCGCAGCGTGTAAGCGATGTAACTTTTCACGCCAAGATCGTCTCCCAGAAGAGATGGATTTAGTGAAGAAGAAGGTAGGCGGTGTTTTTTTTAACAGTGATTCCACCGCCACTCTCTCCCGAGGTCTTCTTTCACCACCAAACGACTCGATAAGGCATGACTAGCACTCAGGAAGGGTCAGAGAGACCCTCACTGGCTCTAATAGCCTCAGATCGGCCTACAGAGGCAACCGAGAGAACCACAGGACTACTTCTCGGCTCAGAGACGCCTAGAATCCGCTCTAAGCTGCACGATCTACCGTCTCGCGGTCAGGAGTTAATCGACTTCGCCGATTCAATTTCGATTCCGCTCCTACCTTGGCAGAAGTGGGCAAGTATGGAAGCTCATCGGGTCAAGCCCGACGGCCGATGGGCTAGCCCGCTAGTAACTATCGTCGTAGCTAGGCAACAGGGTAAGACTACGCTCATGAAGATCCGCGCTCTGGCTGGCCTGTTCTTATGGCAAGACGGACTCCAGATCGGAACAGCTCATCGACTCACTACATCGCTAGAGACTTTCCGAGATCTCGTTAGGATCATCGAAGAGAACGAATCGCTAGCTAAACAGGTTAAGCGTATTCGCTGGGCGCATGGCTCAGAAGAGATCGAGCTACAGGGTAAGTTCGGCGGCGGCCGTTACATGGTCAAGGCTGGCGGATCGGCTGCTCGCGGTATCTCTAAGCCCGAGACCGTCTTCGTCGATGAGACCCGAGAGCTTAAAGACGAATCGACGTGGGCTTCGCTTCGTTACACGATGATGGCGGCCAAGAATCCGCAGCTCTGGACACTATCTAACGCTGGAGACCAGCATTCCGTAGTCCTTAATGCGCTGCGTGAGCGTGGCATGAGCGCATCGCCTACAGACGACATCGCCTACTATGAATGGTCATCTAACTACGAGAAGATCGACGACACGCCCGCATTCTGGAAAGGTGCGGCCATGGCGAATCCAGCCTTAGGCCATACCGTACACATCGACAACATTCGGGCCGTTCTTAACGATCCGCCAGATGTCGTTAAGACGGAAGTTCTGTGTCGTTGGGTAGCTACAATTTCGGCAGCTATTCCCGCCGAGGAATGGAATCAGTGCGCGGAAGAAGGCTTAGAACTAGATCCCGAGAAGACGACATGGCTAGGCATCGACGTAAGTCCGAATCGTCGCGATGCGGCGTTAGTGGCAGCTCAACAGATCGACGACGAACGGTTCTTCGTAAAGCTTCTCCACACTTGGCATAATCCGATTAACTTGGACGACAGAGCTGTAGCTAACGACATCGCGCCCTATACGAAAGCGTATCCAGTCGAGACAGTGGCTTACTCTAAGAGAACGGCTTCGGCTATTGCAGCGCGCTTAGTTCCCGCTGGGATTCCGATTTCAGACATCGACGGCGCACTCTATGGCCAAGCATGCGACGAACTGTTAGGAGCGATTACATCGAAGAGATTACGACACGACCCAAAACAGACGGAGTTATCCAAGCAGATCTTATCAGCTGCGAGACTTCCGTTCGGAGATGGTGGCTGGACTATCGGGCGGAGAGCTTCTCAGTCGACTGTCTGCGCGACGGTTGCGACAGCCTTAGTCACGCATTACGCGACACGCCCACCGATGGATCTTGACATCATGGTGGGCTAGGTGTAACGGCTTCTCTAGAATTGCGACATGGCATTCTTAGATCTGTTTATTCCTAAGACCGTTACAGCTGCCGCGCCAGCTGCGACGATCGACATAGAAGCGTCTCTGTATCCTGTCAACTCTATAAACTCGCTCGGCGGCTATTACTTTAACGGCAACCAAACAGCGACCCGAAGCGAAGCGATGGGCGTTCCCGCTATGGCCCGCGCGCGTAACATAATCTGTACGACTCTAGGATCTTTCGAGATGCACACTCGTAACATCGCTACAGGCGAGAAGGTGCAACAGCCGCGCGTCGTTAATCAGCCAGATCCGCGAATCGCTGGCTCTGCGTTTTGGTCATGGGTTGCAGAAGACATTCTGTTCTATGGCTACGGCTACGCGCGTGTTATGCAGCGTTACGCCGACACTGGCCGAATCCAAGCGATGGAACGCATAGATCCTATTCGTGTAACAGTGCAACTTAACGCGATGGCCACACAGATCGAATCTTATTCTGTCGACGGCGTAAAGATAGATTCTAGCGAGCTAGTCGTCTGGACTGGACTCGATGAAGGAATCTTAAATCGCGCTGGACGTACAATTCGCGCAGCTAGCGCATTAGAGAAAACAGCTTACGACTTCGCTGTAGATCCTAATCCGCAGACCATCTTAAAAAACTCTGGCGTAGCATTACCTAAAGATCGCGTAGCTGCATTAGTGGCAGCATTTAAGAATCGCACTTCTAAAGCTGTTACATTCTTGAACGGCGACGTGTCTATCGAGACAGTCGGTTACGATCCTAAAAACTTACAGCTTAACGAAGCCCGCGGCTACTTAGCCTTGGAATTATGTAGGGCTGCCGGTCTTCCAGCATTCTTCGCAAGTGCAGAGCCTAATAGTTTCACATACTCAAACGCTGTTTCGGAAAGGCGTTCTCTCGTCGATTATTCTCTGCGTCCGCTTATGACAGTCATCGAGCAACGCATGAGCCTTTCAGACTTTACTCCGCTAGGTCAGGACGTAAAGTTCGACCTGGACGATTTCTTGCGTGGCAATCCTTACGAGCGCGCGCAAGTGTACGAAATACTAAACAGAGTCGGCGCGATGAGCGTCGATGAAATCCGCGAAGCAGAGGATCTTCTTCTATGAAAATAACTACACCGATGAACATAACAGCGGCAGATTCTAACTCGCGCACAATTAGCGGGCGCATCGTTGCATTCGAGGAAGAAGCTAACGCTTCTACTGGAAAAGTCGTATTCGCTAAGGGTTCAATTAGTCCCGCGCCAGTAAAACTTAATTTAGAACACGATCGCACTCGGCCAATCGGTAAGACTTTAGGAATGACACTCAACGAAGACTCGATCGACGCCGTGTTCAAGATTACGAACACCACAGCGGGATCGGACGCACTCACCGAAGCGATGGAAGGTCTACGCGATGGATTCTCTATTGAACTAGCCGTAGATGACTACATCATGCAGAAGGACGGCACTATGCGCGTTCTTGCGGGTGAGTTAACAGGTGTCGCACTCGTAACAGAGCCAGCCGTAAGATCGGCGCGCGTTAACGAAGTAGCTGCAACAGAAGGCGAAGAAGTCGCCGAAGAGATCTCCGAGTCCACAGCGGAAACGGAAGTAACACCAACAACAGAAGGAGACGAAGTGGAAAACACCGTCACAAACGCGGAAACCGTCGAGACGGTAGAAGCCGCACAGTCAACAACAGCCGCAGCGAAGCCAATCGTCGGCGGATCATTTACTAAGCCACGCTTAGAGTTCACAGCTGGCAAGTACGTCGAGAACACAATTCGCGCAGCTATGGGCGACGATCAGGCTCGCCAGTACGTTCTCGCAGCCGATAACACGACAGATAACGCGGGACTAGTCCCTACTCGTCAGCTCGCCGAGGTAGTTAACGGATTATCTACATCTATCCGTCCATCTATTGACGCAATCTCACGCGGAACTCTTCCAGATGCGGGAATGTCCTTCGAGATTCCGAAGATTACCCAAGCTCCAAGCGTTGCAGTAGCGGCAGAAGAAGGCGCGTTCACAGACGTAGACCAGAACTCAGCTTTCATTACTGTAGACGTCAAGAAGTTCGCTGGACAGCAGACATTTTCTGTCGAGCTTCTAGATCGTACTTCTCCAGCGTTCTTCGATGAGCTAGTCCGTAACATGGCCGCAGCTAAGGCCAAGGCCGAGAATGCTTACGTCAACGGTCTACTAATCTCTGCGGCATCACTAGACGCCACTACAGTCGCAGCGTATCCAACAGCTGCCGAGCTACTTGGCATCGTGTCACGCGGTGCGGCTTCAGTGTATGCAGCCACAGCGGGACTTCCAGTTCCATTCGCTAAATCACTTATAGCATCGACTGGCCAGTGGGCTAACTTGATGACACTTAACGACAACGGCCGACCAATCTACACAGCCTCACAGCCACAGAATGCGGGCGGAGCGGTTCGCGTAGATTCACTAGTAGGAAACGTAGCGGGCCTAAATCTCTATGTAGATCCAACTAACGGCGGCGATGGCGACGGAACTCTTCTAGTCGTTAATCCAGACGCTTTCACATGGTACGAAGGCCCTACGTTCCAGCTTCGCGCTAACGTAATCGCTACAGGCCAAATTACAGTCGGTTACTACGGTTACGGCGCACTTGCGACCAAGATCGCAGCTGGCGCGTTCAAGAATAACAAGCAATAACAGCCAGACAGTAGACATCGGCTAGTTCGCTCCCGAGCTAGCCGAGTAGTAGAAGGGAAGAGCTAATGCCCGCAATTATTACAGCCTCACAGCTGCGATCCGTCCTAGGCGTTAGTTCTTCTCTCTACGACGATAATTATCTAAACGACATCATAGACACGGCAGAACAGGCGATCTTGCCGCTGCTTATTCAGAACTCGACAGCTGTAATCGAGTACGAGCTAGACAGTAACGTAGCTAAGTTCTACACCCGACGCGTTCACACTTTCGTCGTAGGACAGTCGATCGTCGTTACTGGTCTACCAGCTCCATTTACAGCCACTCACACTCTTACAGAAGTTACCGACTATTACTTCTGCGCTGCACTTACTAGCGCGAACGTAACGCGTCGACAGATTATCCCAAACGGAACAGCGACTCTAAGCGGTTATTCTGCCGCCGTTCTTTACGTCGGGAACGCTTCCATAGAATCGGCTATTTACGCGGTCTCGATCGAAGTGTTTCAATCTCGGACAGCTGCGGGCGGTCAGATCGAGGGCGTCGACTTCGCTAGCTCGCCCTACAGAATGGGCCGCAGTCTCTTAAATCGTGTCATCGGGTTACTTGGTAATTACGTCGATGTCGAAATCATGGTGCAATAGTGCCAGCCAGCTCGATTCTTACTAGCGTTCGCACTCCGCTAAAGACAGCGATCCAAGGAGTAGCGGCTAACACTTACGACTCTGTCCCAGAAGCTCCGATCGTTCCATTCGCTGCGATCGTACCGTCCACGCCCTATCTACAGCCAAGCTTCTTAGGTAAAGGCAACGTCAAGCTAAAGGTTAATCTAGTAATGACTGTAGGCGTCGCGATCTACGATAATCAGAGCGCGCTAGATAACATCGAGAAGCTAGTTATAAGCATTCTGGCGGCTATTCCGTCAGGGTATGAAGTCGGGGACGTATCGAATCCGATTCCAATGGAACTAGGTGCGTCGTTAGTTCTCACTTCCGAGATCCAGCTATCCACTTACTACACTCAAACAAACTAAGGAGAAACAATGGCTACGACCGTCATTACTGGACGCGATCTCGCTATGACGATCGCTACCAAGAACTACGACGAACAGGCAACTAGCGCGACGCTATCGGCCGACGTCACTATCGAAACTTACGACACACTTTACTCGAAGGCTTATAAGTCGATCGACGCACAGTGGACGTTCGATGTCGAGATGCTCGCAGACTGGGGCGCAGCGGATTCACTCTGTGAAGCTCTATGGTCAGCGGCAGAGTCCGCTCCTAACACAGTTCTAGCGGTATCGCTTACAGCTGTTACAGGCGCAGTCTTCGCGTTCAACGTTCTACCAATCTTTCCAAGCGTGGGCGGAACGTCGCCAGATGCTCAGACTGTTAGCATGAGCTTTACAGTCGTCGGATACCCTACAGAGACATTTAGCTAATAAACAGAATCGGGAGCAAGTAATGAAGATCGAACTAGAAGTCACTTACCTATCGGGAGAAGTCGTTACTTATGTAGCCGCTAATCCAGAATGGGTTAAGTGGGAGCGTAAGTTCAACGTAACAATAAACGAAGCAGATTCTAAACTAGGACTCGAAGGGCTTAACTTCTTGGCTTATCACGCGATGAAGCGCGAGGCAGCTGGGAATCCTGTTAAGCCTTTCGAGATCTGGGTCGAGACTGTCGAACAGATTACGAGTCAGAAGTCCGACCCAAAAGCTGGGCCGTCGGAAGCTTAAATCGCACTCTTATAGAGCTAGCGATCGCTACTCGGATTCCGATGAGCGAGTGGCAGACGGCGGAGGACATTCTTACAGGGATCGAGATACTGGAGAGGCAGAATGGCAGACACTAAAGGCCGCGGTACTTATGCCATTACTGTCGACCCTGTCGAGTTTAAGAACTTACTAGGACTTCTCGGCTCATTTCCCGCCGAGTACCAACAACTCGTAAGAGATCGCGCTCAGCCGCTGTCTAAGCGATTAGCGGGTCAACTTATGATGAGCGGACTTAGTGCGCCAGCTCCACAGACTAAGTTAGTCGTTCAGACTATAAAGACGCCACGCGATCGACTAATTCGCGTCGACATCGGTGGGCCTAAGAAGGTCGGCCGTCCTTACGGCGGAGAAGCTTCTAAGAGTGGCAAGGGCGCGAAGGTGCGTAAGCAAGCCGCGCCAGCGGGTGCGCTCTTATGGGGAACAGAGTTTGGATCTCATGGCGGTACAGACTCGATCGGCCGCACATTTACTAATCGCTTTCGGACACCGTATAACAAGCGCGGTTACTGGATTCGTCCAGCTGTAGACTTTTACATTCCAGTCGTAGCGCGAGAATACGCGCTTATGGTGCAACAGATCGCGAATGAATTGAGGTTAAAGTAATGGCGGGCATTCCGAAGATCAAGATTAGCTTCGACGCAGACTTTGACCAATTAAAGAAGGGCGTCAAGGGCGCGCAGAACGAAGTAGAAGGCTTTGGATCTAAGATGGGTGGCTTCGCTAAGAAGGCGGGAGCTGCTTTCGCTGTAGCTGGCGCGGCAGCTGCGGCCTATGCTGGAGTTCTGTTAGTCGATGGCGTTAAGTCTGCGATCGAGGACGAAGCAGCTCAGGCCAAGCTAGCGACAACTTTAGAGAACGTTACAGGCGCGACTAAGAACCAGATTAAGGCCGTAGAAGATTACATAACTCAAACGGCTTTAGCTAACGGCATTACCGACGACGTTCTTCGTCCATCGCTAGACAGGTTAATTCGCTCAACTAAGGACGTTACGAAAGCCCAAGAACTCCAGACTTTAGCCCTAGACATCGCGGCGGGTACAGGCAAGGATCTAAAGACTGTCTCGGAAGCTCTAGGTAAGGCCTACGACGGTAATCTAGGAGCATTACGAAAGCTTGGCGTAGGCATCGACGACAGCATAATAAAGTCTAAAAACTTCGACGCAGCTGCGGCGGCTCTGGCTTCTACATTTGAGGGCCAAGCTTCTAAGCAAGCCGAGACATTCCAAGGCAAGATGGCGCGCTTGACTGTTGCATTCGACGAAGCGAAGGAGACTGTCGGATCTTACGTTCTAGACGCCATTACGCCGCTAGTGTCTAGCTTCGTAGATAAGGGCATTCCAGCCATTCAGGATCTAGCGGGTAACTTAGGTAAAACCTTAGGCCCAGCCTTCGAGTCTATCTTTAAGTTTATCCGCGACGATCTTCTGCCTATCTTGGTCTCATGGTGGAAGTTCCTTTACGACGAAGTTATCCCAGCGATAGGTAAAGTCGTCGGCCCAATTCTCTTAGGGCTTAAAAACGCATTCGATAAGATTAAGCAAGCGGTTATGGATAACTCGGAAGAGCTTCAGCCATTCTTCGGATTCCTTAAAACTATCTGGACATTTATTAGCGAGAAGTTAGCTCCGCTTCTAGGCGGTGCGTTCAAGATCGCACTCGAAGGACTAGCGACCCTTATTAGTGGGCTAATTACAGCATTCGGCAAGTTCGTAACTCTTATTACTAGCATCTTCAACGCTGCAAAAAAGATTATAGATCTCGTTAAAAATAACCCTATAACTAATTTATTCGATGATGGAGCTAAAGGCTTAAAGGCGTCGATGCCATTCCCAGAAGAGATCGGCGGTGGCTTTACCGTAGAGACTGGCGGCGGTTCTTTCGCGCCGTCTGCGGGATCTCCTACATTTACAGGCGCGTCGCTGTCTGACTATTCGCCCGCTATGCAGTCGGCGATTATACGACGCGAAGAGCTAAAGGCAGAGACAGCCAGACTCAGGGCTCAGCGTGAAGCTAACGCCGAAGCTCGCACTAACGTAACTCTTAACATGGGCGTCGTAGGCGATCCAGAAGCGGCAGCTAGAACACTTATCGACGTACTAAACAGGTCGCAAGCTCGCGGCACTGGCGGCGGCGGGTTGCTCATACTGTGACACTCTGGACTCCAGTCTGGAGCGTTCTTATAGACGGCGTCGAGTATAAGAACATCACTCTGGCTAATCTTGGAATAGAATCTGGCCGTCGTGACATCTACCAACAGGCCGTAGCGGGCTACTGTAATTTATCTATTCTTAATTTAGACGATTCGCCGATAGTCGTAGACATTAACTCAGGGCTAACAGTCTTCGTTAATAACTCGGCAGCTACGCCAGTAGCGATCTTCGGCGGCAGCGTTACAGACATCGTTACGACAGTCGAGCAATCGGGCGCGGGTGGCTTAGTGCAGACTGTTAATCTGACAGCCCTAGGCGCACTTTCGCGTCTGCCTAAAGTTCTTACTACTGGCGTCCTATCGAAGGACTTCGAGGGCGACCAGATTCTTGACGTTCTCGACGGCATTCTTTACGGAGCTTGGAACGAAGTGCCAGCCGCTCTCCACTGGGCCGATTACGATCCGACGACGACATGGGCTAACGCTCAGAATAGCGGCGTAGGGCAGATAGACACTCCAGGAAATTACGAGCTAACAGCTAGAGCGTCCGACGTTACAGATGCTTATTCGCTAGTCGCAGCTCTGGCCACTTCTGGACTTGGTTACATCTACGAAGACGCCGAAGGCCGTATCGGCTACGCCGATTCGACTAGGCGCGGAACTTACTTAGCTACTTATGGCTACGTCGATCTATCGGCTAACGAAGCTTACGGCGGCGGGCTACAGACTTCCACGCGTTCGGGCGATGTCCGTAACGTCGTAACTATTACCTATAAGAACGGCCAGACAGTCACAGACAGCGAGCCAGATTCGATCGCTACTTATGGATCTCTGGCTCAGAACATTACTACGACGTTAGAGACGACCTTAGACGCTACTAATCAAGCCGCGTTCTATCTGGCTTTACGCGCTTACCCTAGAGCTAACTTTGAGTCGATCAGATTCCCGCTTGGCAGCCCTAACGTAAGCGACGCGGATCGTAACGCGCTTATAGGCTGCTTCATGGGAATGCCAGTCAACATCGCAGATCTACCCGCTAACATGGGCCGAAACTTTCAAGGCTTCGTCGAAGGCTGGCGGTTCTCAGCTGGCTATAACTCGCTCTCTATAGATCTTTACGTTACGCCTATCGCCTACTCACTCGACGCGTTCCGCTGGAACGACGTACCCGCTTCCGAACGATGGAACACTCTTAGCCCTACACTTGACTGGTATAACGCGACCGTAGTCGCATAAAGGAGATAAAGCATGGCAACGACGACACCTAACTTCGGCTGGGTCGTACCGACTTCGACCGACTTGGTTAAGGACGGAGCGACAGCTATAGAGACGCTTGGCGATTCTATCGACGCGTCGCTATTAGATCTTAAAGGCGGAACGACTGGTCAAGTATTAGCTAAGAACTCAGCGACAGACATGGACTTTATCTGGGCCAATAGCGGAGACATTACTGGCGTTACGGCTGGAGTCGGTATCTCTGGCGGCGGAACTTCTGGCGATGTAACTGTAACTAATTTGATGGCTACGGCTATAACAACAAACGGCGATTTAATTTATGGAACAGGATCGGGAACGTTCACACGTCGCGGAATCGGTACGACTGGACAAGTTTTAGCCGTCAATGGTGGTGTTCCGACGTGGATTACTCCAGCTGGTAGCACTCTGGCTATCAGTTCAATAGCATCGGGAACAATGACAAGCGGATCAAGCTTAAGTATTACGGGTCTTTCATCATACGATTATGTCGAGTTTATAGCTGGCGGAATTGAAGGCACATCTACCACCGACGTATCTTTAAGAATTAACTCAAACACTGGCACGAATTATTCGCGTACGTCTATGCAACAATCTTCAAGCACTACCGATGCACAGTATTCAAGCATAACAGGCACATTCGATACGGCTTATTTAATGACTACTATGGGACAAAAGGGAAGCAGCACAGACGGCGTTCTTCGCGTTCGCTTTACTAATTGTAAGGCAGTGGGTTTTACAAACATCGAGGCGTCATTTTTTTACGGAGGGCCAAGTAATACGCCAAAGCGAATTGACTGG